TCAGAACGGGAAGCTCTGTCTTTCTTCTTCTTCCGAGGTCTGAACCGTTTCTCGGAAGGGGGTGCGGGCGTTGGTACGAGAGGTGGCACGTGTTCACCATTCACTACAGAAGATTCGTCTATTGGGGATGAGACGATCTCAGGATGAAAGTCAGGCGCATTCATCAAGTCTTCCAAATCTAGGTCTTGATTTATCCAATCATTAAACCTAGCCAAGGAGAACTCAGGTAAATGCTGCTCTGCATACCCAAGCATCCAGTCCCGTTTTTCATTGGGGTACTGGCACTCAGGATCAAACGAAGTTGACCATTTGCCATTTATGTTCTTAAACACATATGACACAGATGTTTTCGCTAACACTTTAGCACAATAATCACCCACGATGGGTGTATTGGCATCAGTGAGATGCAGTGCATAGACTTTGTCCGTAAGTTTCTGTACTGGGGTGATACTCTTCGGCATTGTAACCGTGGTGTGAAATTTGCTCAGCGTGCGGGGTAAATCGCACATGGAGACAGGGTCTCCATACCAGACATCGGGCCCGTAACATCTGGCAAGAAATTTTACACCGGGTTGACCTTTCATTACAAGATCACTAGTAAGTTTTTGGCCCACCATTAACGCACACTTCTCGTACGTCTGTGGATCCGTATCACCTGTTATTCCATCATCTCCTGCATAAACTCCAAGCAGTGCCCATGAGTCTTCGGCATCCCTAAAAGCGCCGTTAACTCTTTCACCGCGGAGTGTCAGATATGCGACGAAGCAATTCAATATAGTATTGAAAACAGACGTTTCAGGGCTACCGGACAAGCGGCTCAACCCTGAATCATAACCCACGCCAAACTTCGTAACCCCACGAAGACCGATCTGAGATCTTATTAATTCGTGAAGCTCGGAGTGTTGGCTTGGATGGAACATGTAGAGACACAATTGCGCCTCCAACTCCCTCGCCACCTCACCGACCCGGCCGTCCATACGGCTAAAGTCAGTTAGAATGGCATGGGAGTCACATCGCTCACACACTGACACCACCTTATTGGCAAGTTCCACAGGGGTTTTACCAAAGGCGTACCAGTCGTGTTTCTTAGCGTGCTCCGCTAATGCATACATGAATCTGCTATAACCCATTTTGTCTTTGCCATTTATGGTGCTTATGTTCCGTGGGTCACCAACTTTCTGATAACACTCACGTTTCATAAATGACTTGGACTGGCGTTTAGCATCAATTTCTGCATCAGCTTGTTCCAAAATGCGTCTTTGCTGAGGTTTATTCTGACGTAAATAAACCTCATCTTCGTCCACCTTATACAAAGAATGCTTATATCCCAGAGAAAATTTGACAATAAACTCTGTGATGCATCTACGCACATGATGAGTGAGAGGAGTGGTGTCCTTCGCGAACGCTGTAACACGTTTAGTGATACAGCGTTCATCATTGGCCAAACACATATCAGGTGCAAAAGCACCATCAAGTATTGGCTTCATGAAGGACACCATAGAGGGTTTGGCTTGCGGATCGTAGTCACTTAAATTCTTAACAATTTGGTACCGTTTGACATACGGATCCGCTGAAGACACAATGGCATTCGTGGGTTCAGCTATCGTTGTATGGTAAGACCACAACACTTCATGCTGATTCATTTCAGCATAAGTACAACGACGCGACGCAGATTCAGTTCGGGCCATAGACAAACCATGTTTGGTACGCGCTACAATGCTCAAACTGGTGTCATCTGCCGCATTAACGGTACAAGAACCGTATTGGCCTAAGACACCAGTGTGCATAAGCACACCATCTTTGGTATTTGTCATGAGGCGGGAGAATCCGCGGTCACGCACGTCAAGTCGAGTCAATTCTCGTCCTGACACAACAGCATTTGCAACCCACGACGACCAACCAGTGAACTTCTTAAGAGGTGTAATCAAGATAACCTGATGGTCTTCATCAACTTGTCTACGTTCTAAAGAAAACGTAGACACCTCTGTGACGATGTCAAATATGAAAAGGAATTTCTTCTTCTTCACAATTTTTAGACTATCGCCATGATAATTCCAAACGTGATGGCGGTATTCACCACCACCAGATACAACATATTCAACCTCGCCGCTGTCAAGAAACCGGTATTTGTATTCACCGGTGCTTCTAGCCACGCTGCTAGGTTGAAAAGTGTATAAGAACACGTTTCGAAAATTATCACTTAAGAAAACTGGCATGTCGACATAATAGTCAACGTCCACCATTGCCACACTATCACGATCTTCTGGCTCATAGGGTACTGGTTCTACATCCAGATCCTTAGCCCAGAAGGTGCTACGCGATATCTTGCGGCCATTGCGGACATCAGCCTTTGAGCCCTGATAGAAAATCACATCAGAACCCAAATTTTTGCCACAACTCTCTATGAATAACGAGGCCGAACTGCGTTTAGCGGCCGACAAACCATGAGTATGGTTCGCAGCGCTAGGTACATCCGACATGACGGTATCCGTAAAGACATTTCTCGCACGGACAGGGGATATGTCCGGAACGATCGCTTTTTCGCTCAAGTACTCCGACCACTGATAACTCAGTGTTCCCTCGGAGTACGAGCCCCC